TCGCTTTTACTATGGTAGCTTTACCTATAATTATTGGTACATCAATGGGTTGGTTTAATCTATTTGGTATACTAGGAATGTAGTAATAAAATGATCAAACATATTATAAATGGTGTGGCATTTACGTGTACCTTTGATGCGATTGAGTATAGAGAACACTTAGATGCGCACTATATTAAAGTAGTATGGAGAACACTATGACTAAAGAATTCAACTGGCCTAGAATACATAAGTATGAAGAAAACTTTGAACGTAATATCATAGACAGTGTTTATGAATATATATTTCAGTATTATGGTATTGAAGAAATCGAACAACTTACTGAAGAACAAATTTCACAAATTGAAGAGTTTAAAAGTGAGCTGAACGAATATAGTGTATTACAAATAGGTTTTAGTGATTTACTAATGCACTGTGAGGATTTATAATGTGGGTACTTGTCTTTATATATTTTTATGAAACAGTACCGTACGTGGAAAAAGTAACTGTTGCTGATACAATGGAGAATTGTTTTCTAGCAAGAGAAGCACTCAGTGAATACCACGGTAAAGGTGGCGGTTATTTTGATACAGGTACACAAGCAGTTTGTATTAAATTAAAAGAAAATAATGTATAATAGTTGTTTACATTTGTTTTAATATGTGCTATAATACACATAGAAACAATAAAATAAGGATTATATTATGAATACATTAAATGAAAAAATTATATTAACAGACTGCGATGGCGTCTTAGTAGATTGGCTATACTCATTCGGTAGATGGATGAAAGAAGAACATGGAATCAGTGGTGTAAGCCCTGATGAATATGATCTTGGTAAGGCAATGGGAATGTCTGTACCTGAAGCTAAGAAGTATGTTGAGGCATTTAACTTATCTTCAGCAATTGGTTATATGAAACCAGAACGTGATGCAATTAAGTATGTACGCAAGTTACATGAAGAGCATGGATATGTTTTCCATTGTATTACAAGTATGAATACTAACGAGTCTGCATATAAAGCTCGTAAGTATAATCTTGATCAACTATTTGGTCCAACAGCATTTGAAAGTTTAGTATCTCTACCATGTGGTGCAGATAAAGATGATGCTTTGTTAAAGTATAAAGATACTGGATGTTGGTGGATCGAAGATAAACCAGAGAATATTATCACTGGTTCTAATATGGGTCTTAACTGTATTATGATTGAACACCCTTTCAATAGAAATCGTGAAGATGCAAAATCTGTATCTAAATCAGCTAAAAACTGGAAAGAAATCTATAAATACATTACAGAAGGTTACATATAGGAAAAAACCATGAGTGATATATTTGATTTCGGCTTTACTGCAGTCACTGAGGATGAATTAGAATATTCTCAGAAAGCTGTAGCTAAAGCAACTCAAGCAGTTGATGAAGCTAATTCTGTACAAGAAAGATTAGATAATCTTTACAACTCAGTCATACCACTTCTTACTAATCTAAAAAAGAATCCAGAGAAAGATTACATTCTCTGGCCAAATCGTTTAGATAAGGTAGAACAATTTGAAACAATGATTACTAAAATCTATAGAGGTTAATATGAAAATTGAAATTGGAAAATCTTACGAGATAACAGCAAGCTGGAAAAAAAGTTTATACGAAATAGAAATGTTTAAACATAAAGACGGACGTGCTTTAAATACTGAAATTTGTTGGCGCAATGGTACGTTTATTGTGCATATTGAAAATGAGATAGAACAATTGGATTTACAAGATTGTATCTATGATGAAGAAACTAATAACGAACCAGATGATTGGGATTACGAGAGTTATAATAATGTTGAACTTCAGGATTCATATGACGGTTGCTCTGAGGACTTTGTACACTTTGGTAATCACTTTACTGAAGATGAACAACAAGCATTAGATGAAGAGTATGAAAAAAACTTAGAAGATGATTGGCTTAGTAGATTTGAATGGTTAGAAAATACACACGGTTTTGAAAGCCTTGGTTGTAACTGGCAAATATTCGGTGGTATTGACGTTAAAGAGTTTATTGAGGAATAGAAATGCTTCTAACGTCAATAGTAATTGGATTAATATGGTCACAAGTCATATCACACTTTGGTGCTTCCATATTATTACATAGATATTATTGTCACAAACAATTTAAAGTGCCTGGGTGGTTTGAGACAATGGGATTAGCAATGCTAATGATAGCATGTATTAGAACACCTATTGGTTGGATTGCATCTCATAGAATGCATCATACTCATAGTGATGGACCTGAAGACCCTCATGCTCCTAAACATGTAGGTTATTTAAAAGTATTAACCACAACTTGGACGATACCAACAATACCTATAAAGTATGCAAGAGACTTATATAAAAATCCAAAATTAGTATTCTGTCATAATCATTGGCTTAAAATATTAATTTCTGTTTGGGCTATATCTTACATCATCTCTCCATATTTCTTTATATCATTTGCTCTTGTACCGTTTATCTTTGCTAAGATTGGATTTGGTTTATTAAATACTGTAGGTCATAGTAATGGTCCTTCAAATGTACCATGGTTAAATTTATTTATTGCAGGTGAAGGATATCATAAAAATCATCATGATAACTTTAAAAAAATAAGACTACATAGATATGATACAGCAGGATGGATTGCTGAAAGATTATTTGTTAAAGGAAAATAGATGAAGAAAAATCAATTACCAACAATTATGAAATTGAATATTAATATTGATTTGGATAAACTAAGAAAAAACTGCGATATGCTTCACGGCGAAGATAAGTTTGTTGATGTAAGAACAGCTAATCCTGGCCTATGTATGAATCATGAAGACCTTGTAAAAGATGTCTATGATAATTTTGAACAGATTAATCTTACAACGCCATCTGAAGTATTACCTCATACATCATCTATTAAAGAAAGATTAAGACGCAGAGAAGAACATTTATATAATGTACCTACAGATGATTATAGTTATTCTTACATTGAAAAAGTAGTAACACAATGTAAAGCGCCGGCAAGTCGTATTCGTATTACTAAACTTGCACCAGGTAAAACCATTCCATTCCATGTAGACTATGATGTATCATATGCAGTAAGGTGTATTGTACCAATATATGGAGACAGTAATACTATTAATTTATTTAAACGTGACGGCAAGTTAGAAGCATATAATCTGAAGTGTGGTAATGCATATTTTCTAAATATAGGGTATCCTCATGCAGTTGTAAATATGAGTGATAAGCCACGTATTGCTTTAATGTTTAGTTTGGATGGTACAGATGACTTGCGATAGTAACCAGTATTATAATAGATCACACCTTTGGCCTATTGCACGTGAAGTACAAGTAAAGGGTCATAAAATATTTTACGATCAAGAATTTACAGAGCAATCTTATATTGACTATATGAAAGGCTTTGGAGAACTTGAACGACATGAGTTGTTTATGAATTCAAAGGAAGTGCCAGAACTTTTTTATGTTACTGATAAACGAGATGACTCTGGTAAGAAAATTGGTATGTTCGGTGGTGGTGAATTAGGATGGCATTCTAATGGTAATAGCAGGAACAAAATAGATAAGATATTAATCAGCCTTTATTGTGTAGAAGGTGATCCTAATACTACATTATCTATATGTAATACCTCAGATCCTTTCTATGACTTATCTGAAGAGGATCAAGAGTATTTTAAAAATGTAAGAATACGTCTTAAATTTAAAAACAATACAATGTATGCGTTAGATGATGAAGATCCAGAACTTGAGTTTATGAGTAAGAACAAAGGTTCTATTCGACCACTAGTTGGTAGACATCCTCATACAGATAAGTATTACTTTTACTTTCCATATCATTTTATATGTAAAGCATGGCTTGGAACAACTCGCATAGACCATAATGAACTTATAGAAAGATTAAAGCCTATTATCTTTCAGAGCAAGTATCAGACACATCATATCTTCCAAAAAGGTGATATGCTTTTAATGGATCAATTGACTTCTCTGCACAGACGAACACCTGTGATGGGAGACCGTATGTTATGGAGAGCTGCCGGTGACTATTCGAAAATCTGAATTAAGAAACTTCCCATATGTAAATGTACCTCGTTTTAAAGCTGTAGAAATATTACTATTAGCTCAGACAGTAGCAGATACATATTTTAGCAGAGGTTCTGGACAAGCAACCAGAGAATTGGATCACGTCGAATCTACTCATAGGCATTGGGTAAGCCCTATGATTGATCTATCAGATTTTCCATATTGTTATTATACTCACGGAGCAACAGACGCTATACATCATTGGTCACTTACGGAAAATAGAAAGTGGCAGATACCTAAAGGTGAATATGAATATGCTAATATGATTGGTGGAAAAGGTACAAAGGTTTTAGATCAACCTTTATATCTTTCTAATCCTTCTGCAGCAACAGGTAATATATTACATTCTGATGCTGAACAGCCTGTGATACTTGATTGTACATATGTTAGTTCAACTGATATAAAAACTATTAATATACCTAAACGTACAGAACAGGTATTCTTTTCTTTCTCTAAAGGGTTTGGTCTAGTTGGTCAAAGATTAGGCTTAGTTTATACAAAAGAACCGCATCCAACATTACACAGATTAAAAGAATATGAGAACTGGAACTATGGTGGTGTTAGAACTATGCAATTAATAATGAATAACTTTTCTGTGGATACCATGTACAATAAGTATAGAGATAAACAGTTGGAGTTATGTAAAGAATATGATTTAACACCATCAGATGTCTTTTACTTAGCTACTACCACAGATAGATATTATACAAGACGGAGACGAGTTGATGATGTTGCTCGTATATGTTTAACACCTTTATTTGATGATATGATATGAAATTAAATTTAAAAGATTATGTACAAAGAATACAGCTTATATCTTCCAAACAAGCCGATCAAACAATAAAAGAATTAGATCAGACAAACTGGAAAGATTTTAATTATGCTGGCCCTGAGAATATTTGTGTTCAAGATAATCCTTCATTACCATATCAAGTTACAGAAGCAGATTTTCCTAATTTAAGTGATATTATATCCAAGGCAGTAGACAGTTATATCAATGTATTCTTAAAAGATTTACCTTGGTTTTCATATTGGAATGGAAAAACAAGGTTTTTTTGGATAAAGTATCCTGCTGGCTCTGACGGCATGGGAGTTCATGCTGATCATGTTAGAAATATATTTGATGGTACAAGGAGAGGTATACCGACACTTACTGTTCTAGGTGCATTAAATGATAACTATGAAGGCGGCGAATTAGAGTTTTGGGAGGATGAAAAGATTAAATTAAAAGCAGGTGAAGCATTAATATTTCCATCTAACTTTTTATATCCTCATCAGGTTCTTCCTATTACAAAAGGTAATAGATATAGTTTTGCGGTATGGATATGGTAGACATTCCATGGCCAGATTTAGGATCTTTTAGTCAAGAGAATGTAAAAGTTCCTCTAAAGGAAGATTATAAATTTGAAGATATGTGGTACTTAGATACTAAAGCGGCTTCACCAATATTTAAAACTCAAGCTGATATAATTACATCAAATCAATCTAAAGGTATTGTCGATGTTGGTTGTAGACATGGTCCAGTATTAGATTATCTAACACACGATTTTAAATATATGGGCTTTGATACATCTCAAGAACCTATAGATATTGCTAGAAACAATTGGAAAGATCATAGTAATATAGAATTTAGATGTGAAAGCTGGAATGACACTGAAGTGTTTCTTGTAGATTTTGATGTTGATATGGTTATTTTTAGTGGAGTGTTATTATATAGAGAAGATCATTTTGAATTCTTTAAATGGGTTATGAATTTCTATGGAGCAAAGAAAGCTATTATACAAGAACCATATCATGATCAGAAGCACTGGGACGATAAAGTTATACTAAATACAATTACCGAAGATTTGCATCAATACTATACAGAATATACTATTGAGTCAGTTTTAGTTGATTGTGAGATATTTGCAGGAAGGCGACTTATCCTTGACGTTACGATATAGAGTAGAAAAAAGAACAGTTGATGTTAGTAAACGTAAGTATGTAAATATGGATCCACATAATGATAGACCAGACTATGATCATTTACAGATCCATAATGAATACAAAGGTTATCAAGATGCTATTTACACACCTATAGATATGCCTCGCATTGATATGGATTTGGAACACATTAAATCTTTATGGGCTGATCCTAAAATGGAAGAAGGGACCACAGCAGGTACAATAGCTGTAGGTAGAGTTCTATTCTTAAAAAAGAATATGTACACTCAGATAGATGGTGATGCTCCATGGTTTGATTGGGCTAAAAGTGAAGTACCAGAACTCTGTGACTTTATAGATCAACTGCCTTTTAAAACAATGAGACAATGTGCATTTGTTCAACCTCCTGGTATAACACCACCACATTATGATGAACCTATCTATATGACTCCACATTTAACCGATAGCGCACCTTCTCAGTATAGAATACGTTGGTCAAATGTAACAAAACCAGATGAAGAAATTTTCTATATGAGTAAAGATTCAGGAGCAACTAAAGTTTATCCTGTATTACCAGAGGAGACTAATACATATGTGTATGATGGATCAGTTTGGGAACACGGTACAGATAGAGGTTTTACAATGGATCAACGAGCTTTAATAGTTATGTCTGGGGTTGTTGATATACCTAAACATCAACAACTTCTTAAAAAATCTATGGACAAATATAAGGATTATGTATTACATGATAAACAGTTCACCACTTTATAAGATCATAAACGGAAAACCAGATACTTATAATATACCTGAAGGTAATGTTATACTTATTGGAATACCTGCTGCTTTTTCCCCAACATGTACTGATAAACATTTACCAGAGTTTGCAGCAAACATTAATAAA